TGGAACCGTAGCCTGTGAAGGGGCTGTAGGCACTCCCCCCATTACTTGATTAGCGGCGGCTTGATTAACTGAAGCAACATCAGTGACACCTGATAAAGCTGTGGATTCTGCAACACCGGGATACGCAGGGCTTGTACCGCCTAACTCAGGTACAAAAGTTGAACCGGGGGGTTGTGTATATAATGGAACACCGTAGTCACTGCCCATTCCTGCCGCTTGTGCGCTAGAGATTGGCGATGGAGCATTTAAATCCGCTAGAATTCCCTTTGTCGTATCTGTCCAACCAGCACCAAAATCTTGATACATGCTATTAATACCAGTTTGGGTCTGAGCAATTGAGTCAAGCGCCCAATTAGTCTCTGGCCCAGTCATTGCACCTGCACCCATGCCATCTATCATCCCTGTTGAAGCAACGTCTGCACCTGCCTGTCCAATCATTCCAGTGCTGGCGCTATCTAAGCCTATTCCAGTAGCGGCTCCATCTAAGCCAATAGCGGTAGATGTAACAGCCTCTGTGGCTGGAAGTGCAGTAGTAACTGCCTCTGCTCCAAGAGCCGTAGTCTCAGCACCAAGAGCCGCAGTTTGAGCACCAGCCATAGCTGTCATGTCTGATGCGGCAGTCGCCGCTTGAGATATAGTCTGTCCTTGACCTACACCACTCACCAAGGATTTACCCCAGTTCGTAATCTGAGGCCAACCCCCAGCTTGAAACCCAGTCATATACCCATAGCCGATATAGACTGCGGCGGCAACGAGCAAGATAGGCGCTATTTTCTTAAGCGCTTTCCCTATTCCTTTTATAGCCTTTCCTATAGATTTAACTATGCCACCCATCTATGCCTCCTTGGGTAAAATAAAGCTGTCGCCCATTTTTATCGCGCCCATCCTTTCATATAGTTGTCTTGTTCTATTCATATCACCAATACCAGACGTAATTCCTAGGGTAATTTCTGCTACACCCTTGTTCATTCTTGCCCACCGTATATAAGCGCGGAGTAAACTACTGCCCCATCCTCTGCCTTTATCTGTGACATAGAAGAACAGGTCAGTAGACTGTTTCTTTCTTGAGTACCACAACTGATGGGTGACTCCGATGAAGACACCCTCGACTGATCCAGCCACGTCTACCACATTAACTTGGTGTTCCGCAGATAGGATACAGATTTGTAGATTCTTCCAGAGAATCTTATCGTCTAGGGGAACGTCCTTGGAGATGGATAACTGGTGCGCTTCTTTACAAACTTTTATTATTTGCTTTATGTCGCTGTTCTTAGCGACTCTAATCATCTTTCATTTAGTCGTTACCCGGCTGACTATAATTATCTTTAAACCAATCTCCAATACCAGCATCTATAGCTTTTTGAAGCCAGTCACTCCAATCACCGTATGTTTGACTGGAAGCAAGATAACCAGTCTTTATAGTCACACTCTTAGCCTGTTGAGCGGAAGTCATTCCTCCAGTAGTAGAATCACTATTACCTCCTCCCCCATACTTATCTTTCCATTTTTTTATCCACTCAGAGGGGTTAAGATTATTATCCCCAAATACCATATCCCAGATAAAGGCGGCGGCTTCTGCATTGTCTTCAATGTTTGCAAATATTTCAGCAAACTTTACTTTAAGCCCTTCCATCCCTAAGAACTTCTGGATATCTGCTACATACTTAGCACTTTGGAATCCTACGTCAACTCCATATTTTTTTGAAGCCGCATCTACGTCAATCCCGTAGATTTTTGTAGCCGCATCTACGTCAATCCCGTAGATTTTTGTAGCCTCATCTACATCAATCCCATAGATTTTCACAGCCTCGTCTACAGAAATAGCATGTGATCTCAAAGCCTCCTCTACATCAATCCCATATATTTTTGTAGCTTCATCTACAGAAATCCCATATAATTTTGTAGCTTCCTCTGTCTCAATTGCGTAGGTTTGGACATCAGCCGCTAACTGAGCCTTCCACCTATTAGTAATGTCATTAATAAGAGTGGCCTGAATCTGGTAACCACCAGCTATATGAGATAGTGTTTCCTGAATAGCGCCTTGAAGCCTTGTTTTCATCTGATCATAGTACGCAGTATTACGTAGCGTTCTATGACGTTCGAGCATCATCGCATCTGCCATTGCGATTGGGCCAGCCACCTTCATTACCTCACCCATCATGGCTTCTTGTGTACGAGGCCCACGATTACCAAACTTCCTAGCCATGGCCTCAGCCGCTTGTCTAAATAAAGGGCTTCCCTTGTCTATAATAGAAGCTATTCTATTCTCGACTAACTCGTCATCCTGCACCTCTGCAAGAGTTACCCCTACAGGAGTGGGGTCATAGTCTCTGTAACCCTCGTGCGCTGGCCCTGCATAATCAGGTCTTTCTTCTGCCGCCGCAGTAACTTTCTGGTCAGTAGATACATAATCATCAGGTGATTGATAATCACCCGGCCCTTGATAATCACCCGGCCCCGTATAAGCACCCGGCCCGGAATACGTATTAGTCGTATACGTTACTCCATGCCCCGCTCCAGTCGCAGTAGTGGGGTCTGTATTAGTATTAGTAGCAGTATTAGTGGTAGTAGAGGTAGCGGCATTAAGATTTCGATCTGTATTATGCTGTCCATACCTGTCCCAATGTATTCTTCCAAACTCGGCTTTAGACGTTGCCCCTAAAGGATTCCAATAATCATACTGTGTTCCAGCCCCGGATTGTATTTCTCTCCATGCGGCTCCCAGATCACCGTATTTATCTACGTATTGTTCCCAACTAATATTAGCCATTACATTCTCTCCGTATCATCGCTTCAACCCCCTGTCGGAATACTGAATAACAGCACCCTGTAATGTAACTGGCTTGTCATATGTTGATGTGTTCTTAATAAGAATTCCCATGTTTTCTCCAACACCTTGTATTCGCGCCCTAGCCTTATCAACTACTGCTATTCCTAAACTAGGATTGCTAACGTCGTCTACATTCCATTCATCGTCGGTTACTGTAATGTCATAGGTCGTTGACGTTGGGATAGTTCCATCACCATAGTTAAAGTCTGGATATATATTTAGTGTGGTGCTTGTATCAGCCGCCAATTCAAGGAGAATCTCTCTGAATCTCTTCTTAAGTTGCGGTGTCCCATAATGAAAGTAAGCAAGCCTGACAAATGCGGCTACTTCACCCCCATCATATGAAGTGCCTGAGTCTAATCTCCTGACATAACCGTCATCAAACCCACCGTATAGAACCTCGTCTCCATTAGAATCTTCCGTGGAACACGCGCAAATAATCTGATCCAGCATAGTAAACGGCATTATTCCTTCATTCTTTCCATTGATAAAAGTCATGGCAATGCCAGTCTTATCATCAAAGTACAGTCTATATTGATTCTTTTCTCTTACTCTTAATGCAGTCTTAATTCGAGCCTTGTATTTCTGTATTAAAGGATCAATCTTCTCAGAGATAATAGATTGTTTAAAATCACCGTAGTTAAGGGTTGAACCCAGTGAAGTTAATCCCCGGTCATCTAGGAATATAGTTGTATGTATTTTTTGGACTGTGCCATCAACCGCACCAGAGCCAGTATAGAACGTAGTAAGATTCCAATCCTCTCTGTTTTTTCCATACAGAATGTAAGTGTTGTTTCTTGCGAATACTGCAAGCGAATCTTTTGATTCAACATTTAACCCAGTAACAGCTTCTCCAACTATAAGTTCTGTAGAACCCATCGTTGTACTCATGACAGTTGGTAATTGAAGTGCAGAACTAACAAGAGAGCCATTTGTATAGCCTAAGAACAAATGATTCTTGTAAGCCTCTACATGACTAGGGATATCAGAATTAGTAATACCTGTTCTTATTTTTACAAAATTAGTCCCATCAAATTCAAACGCATTATCTACCCCATTAGCACCATACATAGTTTGTATTCCCTCTTCACCCTCGAAGTTGAAATTAACAAAATCGTATTTACCTCCGGGTTGGAGAGTTTGTGCATACTGTGTTCCATAAGCATTTGCTAAGGTCTTTGCAGACGGCTCACTTGCCCCATCTACAATAGCCCTCACTGCGCCAAGAACATGTATCTCTTCATCATCAGTCCATGTGCCTGTGTTACCAGTGATGGATAAAAAACCTGCGGCGTCATCAGTTGTCCATGCGCCGCTTGCAACCGTAACTATTTTAACTGTAGCTGTCTTTCCAGAAGTCGCACCTTGTACTGTGTCTCCCTTTAGAATCTCTACTGTACCACCATCAAAACTTAGGGTAGGACTGGTTAATGCTTCATTATCAACGAATGTCCCAGTCACGTCTGTTAAGGTAACAGTTCCTTCCGCACCAACATCCCAGTTACCGTAGTAAGTAAGCCCCGCTACGGTTCCTTCAGCACCTCCAGCACCAGTCAGCGTTGAGCCTATAACCATTTCGCCATTACCAGTCGTGCCATCAAAATTCAAGGCCGTACCAAGGGCTATCTCTGTCCACCCAGCAGTCGTAGCCTTAAACATCCCCGCTGTAGCACTGCCTGTTTTATTCCTGAAAGCATAGAGATCACCTAGGTATCCCCATACCCCAAGAACATTACCTTCACCGGGTACTTTAGTTATTGTTTCTCTTTTTTCCTCGATACGTTCCTGTAGTTCAGAAACTAGAGTAGAGTCGGCAGTGGCATCCCTCAATACAGGGGGGCCATGTGCTAGACAGGTGGCATAAAGCCCCATTATCCAACCCTAAAGACTGATAACTGACCATAATGCATCTGGAAATTCTCAGACCCAGCATCCCCATGTTTTACCTGTGCCAGCACATCCGTATAAGTAGTGTGACCCGTGGTATCAATTATGCCAGAAGCAGACACCATGTTATCTAAGGTTGCGGCTACTCTTTGAACCGCACAATCATAGCCCGGATAAGTTGCGCCAGCACCATCTATATCATGAGCAATTCTAAACGTCCATATTACTGTATCCGTCCCGGTCTGTGCGAAACTAATGCCCAGATTAACCATGAAGAATCCTTTGTCATATATCCTGATCCTATCATTAGCAAAATCTGCATCTGTTCCCACAGTATTTGAATCTACCGTTCCAGTATCATCAGGCCCATTAGCCCCTACTGAATCCTTATTCCAATCTATTGTAACAGTTGTAGCAGTTGCTATTGCTTGGGAAGCTGGTGTTCCAACAGGAGAATATATAGTTCCATATCCACCCATGCCAGATTCTGTAAATTGCCTAACCATCTGGGCCGTGATAGCGCCAGTAGTATTGTTAGCAAAACTAGTCCCGGTTAAGTACGCCCTTGTTTGTCTTGCCGCTGTTGGTGTTCCCATTATCCATACCCCACATTAAACGCGCTTCCAAAAGCGCTGTCTGTATTTAGAAAGTAAATTGTCTCTCCGTCCTCAAGTGTTCCACTTGTGACAGTAAAGTAAATATATCCTTCTGCGTCATTGTCTATAAATGCCCCAGCGTCAGTAACTATCTCTTCTACAGTTACAACTAAAACCTGACCTACGGCTCCGCTAGTTTCTCCCTTAATCGTACTCCCAACACGAGGTATCTGAAGATCAAATGCTATACTGTACGCGCTATCAAAAACAGAATCTTTCGCACTACCAATAGTATATGGTATTCTGTAATACACTATTGCAGAAGGTAATCCAGTACCGTCATCCCTCTCATATCCATCAAACCTTCTATAACGTCCACGAATATCAACTTCAAAGTTATCAGCGGCAATACATTCTCCCGGCTCTAGAGAGAGGGCCGGAGTAATAATATTTAATCCACCAGAAAATGGAAAATACTGAGAACCTACACCCGATCTTGATATCTGTCTTGATAGGGTCATTGAGGAACTACCGTATAATTAGCCAAATCCTGAACCAATGAGAACCTTCTGTTCCTTTGACCCGGAAGTTGGTCGGCTTCCAGTTTCAATAAAATATCCGTAAACTCCGTGATAGCACCAGATAAAACTTCTGCCGCATCATTCTGCTCTCCATAATAAATCTTAGCTCTAGCGATTATTATCCTATGAAATCTTACTGGAATTGCAGATTCATCATCAGCGTCAGATAGTTCAGTTGGTGTCGCCCAATACTCTGATGAAATAGCAGTCGTGGAGTCAGGAGTTGGATAAATATCCATTACATTATTTGGCTTTATACTAAAAAATTCTGGTACTCCAGTAGCAACAGTGCCATATTTATAATCTTCCCTGTATTGCAACCATGGAACAAACTCCAGTGGTTGGTAACCAGCGGCAGTAGGATTATAAACAACAGAATCTGTATTCCATTGAGCAAGATCACTTGGGGATGTTAACGTAGAGACTCCTGCACTTGGAGTAAGTGTCGCCTCTGACCACAAAAAATCCCAGTTAAACCACATGCGTTGTATATCTAGATCGGCATCCTTTATATACCTGACAACATCCTTCTCCTCTTCAGGAGTTGGCGTAACAGTAGACGGCCCTGTACCGGGAATTCCTACATCCCTCGCCATGTCTTGACATAATTCTATATAGGTGCTCATTTTAGATTTCTCATTATATCGGTGACTACTCGATCAGGTTTAATATTAGCGGCACACAATGCACCGCCACTCTCTTCATCTCTATTACAAGTAGAGAATCCAAAATGCAGTTTATGACAAGGGAAACAAGGACAATCTTCTGGTTCAAACGCAGTTGTATTTGTCCAGTGCTTTGTTAGATTTTCATTAGAAGAATGAGAAAGAAACACGCATTTATGGTTTGGTAACATACTCGCCGCATTTAAAACCCCAGTCTCTGGCCCCACCACAACATCACAGTGAGGTAGTAACGAAAGAGTTTTTCCTATGGGTATTTTTCCAGACTTAAGAATTACACGCTTTTCTTTTTCCCAACCAACTTCCAATAATTGGCAGAGATGATCTCCAACCATAATTATAGAAACGTCTTTTCTTCTTAACAAAAGAGCGGCAACTACATTATCTGTCCAAGGATATACCTTATGAACAGAGGAGCCAGACAAAGACCACAAAACAAGATTCCTTGTTTTTATTTTCTTCCTCTGTTTCTTAGCCCACTCTTTATCTAGGGGTGATGGATAGAAGACAGGATTGTGTTTAAACTCTATATCTGCAATCCTATGAGTTTCCTCAAGATAATTCTTATCACATAACTCGTGTATTTTTTCTTTTGATTTATAATATCCTTCACTTGCTTCGACTCTAACTTTTTTCCCATCTATTTCAACGTCTCTTGATGGGTTCAGTAGAAGCCGTCCCTCAACTGATTCAGATAATTGGACAAACTTATCAAAACATTCTGACATTTTGTCCCAATAATCTTTAAGTTTAAAATTGTTTATTTGGTTATCTTTTTGCACTATTAACTGATCAACATCTGGATTATGCTTAAGCATATCCGCCCCTATCTCAGTTACATTAACGCATACATCATAACCCTGTTCTTTAAACCTAGGAAATAACGAGGACGCCTGTATTATATCTCCAAAGGCTCCATACCTCACGATACATACAGTTTTTCTATTCCTTATTCCACCAAAATCTTCTGGGACAAAATCTTCTACTTCCTTAAAAGGAACTTTTGTTATTTTCATTCAGGAAGCCTAGCGATCACCTTCTTCCTGATGGAATCTATCTTTTCATGTGGGTCTAGTACGATATCACCTAGATTCTTAGCTTCCCATATTAAAAGATTCCTACCACCTAATCCTTTTTGTTGTTTAGCCCATTCTTTATTTCTAATTCCAAATACCTCTTCGCCATGAAGATCATACTGCCTATTATCTTGTTCATACTTAGCCTTATGAATCCCTTGGACTTCTCCATAGGGCTTCGACCAATCGATAGCCACAAATACTCCCCCTTAATCTACAGACCATCCAACCCATTCTGGTCTATTGCCGACATTGGCATTGTTTTGTTTCTGGTTATTCTCGTTCATATAGGTGTCTTTTGCATCCACCAGAGTATAACCACTTTCTTTGGGATTATTAGAAGGCTTTGCCTTCTTATCAAAAGTCTCCCTTTGGAATTTCTTACCGATCATTATATGCATAACACTACCTCATTTTCCTTTAGGCTTTAGGCCATAACCACCGCCCTTACGAGCGCCCTTGGCAACCTTGCGACGCCCACTAGCAGACATCTTTTTTACAGATTGCTTTCCTCTGGTCATGCCAAGTTGCTCGTCCTTTCTGGCTTTGTAACCTTGTTTTTTCTTAGCCATCGTTTTCCCCTGAAGAAGGGGGGGCTTTCGCCCCCCAATCCTGTATCAACGAAATGTAAAAGAACCTTCAGGTGTTGAAACCTTCTTGATCTTTATCCCATCTGGCATCTGATTTGGGCCATGGCTGTCCATTCCCAATTCCTTGGGAGTGTCCGACACCTTTTCCAAACTAGACAAACCATTTTCAGGAATTTTACCGTCTGCTGAATGTTTTTTACTAGCCATAATAGACCTCCTTAATACCATTCGACTTCAGCGTATGCATAACCCTTACCAGCAGCC